TGAAAAACACTTAACTTCATATTTAAAGGGTTTCTTCGACCAGTTCCAATTTTTAAAGCATTATCTGTGGTGTTAAGCTGATTAGATGTATCACTTCCTAATAAAGTTCCGTTATTAAAAACTGACGTAGTGTTAGAGGCCTCATCGTGGGTTACGGTTAGGTAAGACCATTCACCATAGTCTGAATAATTAACTGTAACATCTCTGGACCACCCATTGAACGCAATTTGAGACGAACTTCTAGTCTCTAAGGCAAAGTGTTTAGCGGTTGATGTTATTCCATACTCAAATATACTTTTAAAACTAAAAGAAGGAATGTTTACAAAAAGGCAAAAAGTTTTAGATTTGTTACCCCCTAACCCCAAAGCAAAGCTTGTTTGTATATAGTCATTCGACCCGTCAAGGGATAAGTGCCCCCCATTAGCAGAGTCAAACGTAGGACCATTAATCAACGTGCCGTCATTCCCTCCTACTAAATCAGTCAACGTAGTCCCGCTCCCAGGATACGAGTTATCATTCCCCGCATCAACGTAGAACACCAACCCATCGGTTACGATAGGTGCGTTATTTGCAAACCCACCCATTTAGATGATGTCTGCGTTAGGGTCAGTCCAATCAGTCCCAGCCAGCAGCGTAAGAATATCTTCATGAGTGTACTCCTGACTGCGCGTCGTCAAAGCTGTTACCGAAGCAGGCATGTCACTTTCATACTTCACAAAGCTCTGAGTCCCTGCTAAGTTCTTTCTCAGCGTATCTGCTGATGTCTCCATGACTTCTGAGAAGTCGATCGTGTCTACCTCTGAGAGGTCAAAGACTACGTAGTGTCTGTTATCGAAATGCATGATATTAAGTTAAAGTGGTGCTCTTCCATCCACCGTTGATGTACACGTAAAGGTAACACGTACCAGACACGATACCTAACTGCATAGTACCCTCAGTTGCAGTTCCTGTTGGTGCAGCTGTGAGGATCTGAGGCAAAGCCATAGTTCCGTCAGAGTTGCTCTGGAACATAGGGAGACCAGAAACATCATTAACACCAAACAGCGTACCGCTCGTGCTAGTATCTACCTGGAAGAGATCATGTGTTCCGTCGTGGATAGTGAAGGTGTCAGCCGTACCCGTAGGATCAAGCTCAATATCAAGGTTGTATCCGTTGGTGTCTATAGTTCTATCAGCATCAAGAGTTTGATCGGCAGTTCCAATGCCTCCAGACCCGCCCCCACCGCTTACCGTAGTGAATGACAGAACTCCTGATCCATTGGTCGTTAGCGCTTGACCCGAAGTACCGTCAGATGTAGGATATTGTAAGTCGTGAATAAACGTGGTTCCGCTGTGGCATTCAAGGTTAACCCCGAAACCAGGGTCGCTATTGTCTGTAACCTTAAATATGCCGCCATCGTTCAAGTCAAACGTTAGCGTGCTGCCATCGTGGTCAAAATTTCTATTGCCGCTCTGTGTAAGGTTGGTATTGGCTAAGTTGGTGTTGGATCCTCCTCCTCCTGCCGCTGCAAAAGCAAGGTCTCCGCTAGCGTTTACAGAAAGTATCTGACCTGTAGTTCCTGTAGCCGCAGGTAAGGCGTACCCTGTCCCTGCTGGATCACCTACTTGTAGCGTGCCATTTATTCTTACGATGTCATTATCGAACTCCCCGTAGATAAGCGGAGTAACTGAATTGCTGTTTTCTATATAGAGTTTGTTATTTAAAGATGTCTCTGTTGATGCTACATTATCCCCTATTAAAATATTCCCATTAGAAGATGTTAGTGAAACACCAGCATTTCTCCCAACCATAACGTCATTACTACCATTACCTAAATAATTTGCCTTATATCCTAACAGAGTAGTCTGGCTTACTGGGTTTCCTGAGCTTCCTCTTCCAGCTTGGTAACCTATTAAAACTGAGTTACTCCCAGCCCCATACCTTCCTGTTTCAGAACCCACCCCAACATTTTGAATTGAAGCACTTTTTAATGCACTACTCCCAATTCCTACATTACCATTACCACTAGTAATACTACTTCCAGAACCATCACCAATTAAAACATTTCCTGAGTTATTAACATTTATACCTGCTTGACTACCTATAAAAACCCCACCTGATGTTGTTGATTTTCCTGCTTGATAACCTATTGCTGTTACGGAGGTTGAGTGACTTGAATGAGAGCTACCCGCTTCGAAGCCAATAACTGTATTTTTGGATGAGGTTGTTAAGGATATACCTGCTTGATGCCCAATCGCTGTGTTATGATTTCCTGTAGTCAAAGCAGTCCCAGCTTGATACCCAATCGCTACATTAGCAAATCCTGTAGTTAATGATGCTAATGTTAGGTTACCAACTGCTACTGCGCTATTAAAGACTGACGATCCATAAACGCCCATTCCAGAATTAACCCCAATTAAAGTATTAGTTCCCCCCGTTGAATATCTACCAGCGCTTGTTCCAATGCCGATGCTATTAGAAGACGCAGCGCTACCAATTGCATCACGACCAATGGCTATGCTATTCCCGTGGTTACCCGTTCCAAGCGCATTAACGCCAAGCGCAACATTGTTTGTCCCATTAGTTATGCTGTCTCCAGCGGATTGACCTATGAGCACATTGTAACCTCCAGTAGTTAAAGAAGATCCAGATAAATACCCAACAGCTGTATTGCCAGCCCCAGTAGTCAGCGAAGTTAAGGCTTGATATCCGACAGCTACTGTATTGGAGAAGGTAGAGGAGCCTGAGGTACCCTCAAGGGCAAATGCTCCTACCGCTGAATTGTTATTACCGCTTGTATATCGAATTGTGCGATACCCAATAGCGTGGTTGTAAGTGCCTGATGTAGCCCCAGCCGCATAGTAACCTAAAGCGACGTTTCTCAGCGCCCCATTTCCATTTGCACCGTGACCAACTGCCACTGCTTCATAACCAGCTCGCGCAACAACACCAATTGCAACAGCGTTTGAACCTGTTGTCTCTGCGCCCTGTCCGATAGCGATACCAGATGAGGCTACCGATGTATCATATCCAATCGCTGTGCCTTGGTTTGCGGTGGCAGTGCTTTGATATCCAACGAGCGTGTTTTGACCTTGTGTAGTTAAAGCGTCCCCCGCCTGATACCCAACAGCTGTATTTCCAGCCCCAGTAGTCAGCGCAGTTAAGGCTTGGTAGCCGACGGCTACTGTGCTGGCGAAGGTTGAGGTACCTGAAACGCCCTTTGCGGCCTCATAGCCGACCGCTACGTTTTTGGCTCCTGTAGTATATTGAGCGGTTTTGTTACCAACTAAAACAGAGTAGTCGGTACTGCTTCCGTTAGACGAATCACTGCCAAGAGCTACGGAATAGTTTCCTGCTTTTGCCCTATACCCTATTGATATACGCTCTGATTTGCTATGAAAGGCGCCAGCCTGAAACCCCATAAGGACATTATACGCTCCTGAATCGTTTTTACCAGCATCATGACCTATGTGTATAGAATAAGATCCGCCTACGTTTCCGACATGTCCCGAACCTATCGCAATAGCGTTTGGAGTTGCTATCTTTCCTGCAACTTTTACATTTCCGTTTACGTGCAAAACCTCAGAAGGTGTAGCCGTACCGATACCTACGTTACCTGTGTTGTAGTATATGTCGTTCGTTGCGGTTGTCCACTGAGATGTGTCTATTTCACTCCACTGAGTGTTATAGTCTGTTCCATCAACCTTCACAAGAGACTGACCCGTTGTACCCCCCGAAGGGATGCCAACTCCATCAGCCCCGTCTGATCCATTGGTTCCAGGTTCCCCCTGAAGTCCTTGAGCCCCTGTAGCACCAGTAGACCCTTGAGATCCTGTAGCACCTATAGGACCTGTATCTCCTTGTTCGCCTTGCGGACCTTGAATGCCTTGAGGACCATCAGGTCCGATATCTCCTTGGATGCCCTGAGCCCCTGTATCTCCAGTTGCCCCTTTAGGTCCTGTAGGGATAGAGAAATCAAATACAGCATCCTTAGTTGTGCCTGAGTTTACCACAACTGCTGGTTGACCCTCAGCAACAGTAGTTACTGTACCAGCCGTTACCGTAGCTGCATCTCCTTTTATTCCTTTCTCCGTTACAGTTACAGTAGTAGGTGCTGGAACGGTAATATTCACCTTATTGGTGTCGCTGTCAAAATTTATAGCCATTAGTAAACGCTGTAATATGTGTTGAGATTAGATTGGATAGCAGAACGCTCAGAAGACTTATCACCGTCAAGCATGATGATCTCCTGTACATTACCAGCAAAAGAGTACTGCTTGTTGTTCCAGGCGTTAAGGATTCTGTCAGTCTTCATGGCGCCGTTTCGCGTGTAGTTGTGATCACCAACCACGTCATTCCTTTGAGCTGTGTTTACATCAGACCCATCTCTCCTTACGTTAAGGATAAGCTGACCCATTTCATAAAAACTCGTGTTAGCCCCACCGTCACCGTAGTTGCCCTTATTATTCTCTCCGTTGTTAACCTCTAAATACAGCCTGTAGTCAACCAGCCACACCCTGCAATCATTCCCAGTTTGAGTGCCCCAAATCATACCGTGATTATTATTATTTAGAGTTTTTTGAGCAACGAAGAACAAGTCGTACTCATTAGAGGCACTAAACTGCTCATCCATAACCATTCCTGCGTCAATAGTTTCGATGCAGGGCTTTCCATTATCTGTGATAACAGAACCAGAAGAAACAATCTGCGGCTTCCTGCTTGAGTACGACGTACTGCTTTCCCAGGTGGCGTCATTGCCATCGCCAGTAGAACCGCCCTTAGCCTGATCGTACCACTTTACAAGGTATCCATCGCCACTTCCGCAGTGGTTCAAAAGAGCTGTAGTGTCTAACTCAAGGCTAGAGTTAAAGCCTATATCAGCCTCAACATCGCTGTCGTTAACCACACGAATGGCAGCACCTCCGTAAAAGTTGTTTAAAAGTCTTAGACTATAGGCAACAGAGGTTCCGCCAAACCCGTTTGAATCGCCTACAACAAGACCTGAAGCGCCGAGATATCCAGCGACAACGATCTTAGTTGAAAGGGGAGGCGTGCCAGTTGATTGAACATTAAGAATGGCATCATTAGACTGCGATATAGCAGAATCTAAAGCTGTGGACGAATACACAGTCCCTTGAGTCCAATCAGACGCTGTGTCTGGATCGGCAAACGCTTTATCAGAATAGTAACTGGTTCTAGTCAGGGTCTGACCAGGAGCTGGTAACGATCCCAAAAGCTTTTTATGTAATCCCTGCCCGTCCGCTCTTGCTGTATAGTAGTATTCTATATCCTCAGTAGCCCCCGTTACTTTACTGGCAGATTCAGAGTCGAACCTGTTAAGGTAGTAAATTTCTGTGTCTAGTCTGATAGTTCCAGAACTGGCTGGAATCATGATGTTGTTAGCTGCAGATTGAGGATCGACTGGCCTGTGAAGCCAAGTTCCAGTCACGGTATTGTTTAAATCGTGACTGTCTGGGTTTTGTTGGATGCTATCCGTAAACCCTATAGATTTTACATAGGAGCCGCAGGTTAAAGCATCATGGCTGCTAGTTGCACCTTTTATTGGCCCAGAGTTAAACCCATTCCAGTTCATAGCGGCTTGGATATATGGCGCCCCCATCACAACTCCTCCGACGAATTTTACACTTCCTATGATACTTGTTCCACTTACATTAAGGGAATTAGCCGTCACCAAACCATCAAAAACAGTGTCACTTGACTGAATCAATCCAGTTCTATCTAACGTGATTATCTCGTCGCCGTTGTTGTATAAAAGAAAAACGTATTGATCTGTTTCGCTTTTAACGAAATAAATACCCTCTAAGGTCTTATATAGTTCGTCGACGTGATTGTTTGCGGGTTGGTGAATAAAAGCTCTAAGTGTACCCGTATAAATAGACCTAACATAAGAAAGCGTGGTGATGTCATACGCAGTCGAAAGGCTATACTGATGTACGTTACTTGATGTCGTGGTGATGTAAACCACAGACCCATCAGAATTAAAGTCTAGACCTCTTGCGTTTCTATCGACGGTAGAAAATGTTATGTCTTTAGATGAATTATAAGTAGCCGTACTCAAATCCCAAGCGGTAGTTAAGTCCCATACCCTACACCTTGGGGTTGCGTCGCTATCTCCGTCTAAAACGTAAATAGTCTGACCATCTGGAGTAAATCTCAGGGCGGAGGGACTCCCATCTTGCGAACCAACATACAGCCTATTAGTTGCTGCTGTTGATATAGTCGAGGCGTCCCAAGCGGCGGTAGCTGTGTACTCTTGAATTTCATCGCGCTGACTACCAATAATAAAGAATTTCTTCCCATAGGTTGATGAGTCGCTTGCGTCATCAGCAATGTGAATGCCACACAGGTTTCCTTCAAATCCGCCACCTCCAATAGACGACGAACCAGCGAGGTCAACATCAACAATATTAGCCACTACAGCACTCTGAAGATCCCAAGCCGTAGCAAGAGGAACCTCGTGGATGTCATCAACTCCGCTACCAACTATATAGCACTTAGTTCCGTCTGGCTTAAAGTAAAGATCTCTTGGGTGTCCTTCGCCTAAAGCTAGGTTTACGCTGCCGTCATCAGCTGCTGATGTATCCACCCCAAATTCACCCAATCGAGGCCTCCAAGACCTTATATCGTCACCATCAAATGAAGTAACCAATCCATCAATGCCCACACTCCCTGGCTCCCACTCGCTATTCGTGTCATTCCACACCAATGCCTGGCCGTCTGCTGGGGCTGTGGTAGTGGTGTCTACGTCGGATAAATCTGTGATGCCAGAATTGCCCACATCTCCTGAAGGACCCTGAGGCCCTGTAATACCACGAGGACCTTGAATACCAATACCTAAGGGTCCAGCTTGACCTTGCGGTCCTTGCGGTCCTTGCGGACCAATATCACCCTGAGGGCCAGTAGGACCAGCAACAGTAGAGTCTGCACCTTGCGGACCTTGAGGTCCAGTAGCTCCTTGAGGTCCCTGAGGACCTGTTGGTCCAGCAACAGTGGAGTCGGCCCCCTGAGGACCTTGTGGTCCCTGAGGACCAGTAACCCCTTGAGGACCTTGAACAGTAGAATCGGCGCCAGTGTCTCCTTTATCTCCCTTATCACCCTTAAGTCCTTGAACCCCCTGAGAACCCGTAGATCCAACTTGACCTCTAGGACCTTGAGGCCCAGCAACTCCTTGCTCACCTTGAGGACCTTGTGGTCCCTGAGGACCAGGGACGACAGAGTCCGCACCTTGTTGCCCTGTAAGATCAGAAGTTACAAATGATGTACCATCGGTGTAATTTATAGTGAACGTACCATTACCGTTATCTACGGTTGATAGAACGCCAACTCCAGTATCTCCTTTATCCCCTTGAGGTCCTTTTCTCTCTAGGTTAACAGTAATTTTTGCCATTATACAGCCGTTGAGATATCTTCTTTAACTGTAAAATTCCCCCTTAGTATGGTTGTTACTTTAGAGAATCCATTAACATCAACCTTGTACTGTAGGTCATAAACAAACCTACCCACAGGAAGCCTTGATGTAGACTCAGCGGTAGATTTTAAAACGACATTACCTATATCATCCATCTCTTCAAAAATAAAGATTGGAGATTTAGCCTCTTTTGTTTCAGACACACCTTTGGTTTCAGACTCCTTTAAAGCAGAGGCTGCAATCATGGTTCGTTTTTGTTGGCTCAATGAAGGACCACTACTTCTAGCGTTAGGTGTTTTTACTTGAATAATAAATTCATAACCACCAGACAATAAAGGAAGGTCAAGCCCTTCGCTGTCTTTGAGGTTTATAAACAACTCAAAAGAGTCACCTCTCTTGCAGGAAATATCTAACTTCTCTGAAACGTCTAAATTTGCTTTCTTAGCCATATTAAATGAGTGGTTGTTGAGGTGGTTGCTGTGGAGTCATTGGCATCATAGGAGCGATTGGTTCTTGTATCTCTCCTCGCTTTCCGTCCCTCTGAGAGATTAACTTGCTTTGCTCTGCAGATTGCTTTTTAACTCGCTTATCCTTTCTGTCTTCTTTTAGGACCTCAAGCTTCTCTTTGAATTCCTGATCATCAGATCGAACACCAAGCAAGGCCTGAGCTTTAATCATTTCAATCTCTTTCCTGAACTCATGCTTCACTTGCTCTAGCTGAGCCTCTAACTGAGATTCGAGCTGCATCTTCTGGGAGTCAATTTGAGCTTGCATTTGCATCTCTTGTTGTCTTGCTTGTGAAGTAGCCATAGCTGATTGCTGCTGAATCTGAGCCTGCTGTTGTGAGTTCTGCATAGCCATCTGCTGATTAATAGCAATACGCTTCTTCCTACGAACCACAAGAAGCCTCTCAGCTTGATTCACATCCTTCATATTTCTAATAGCAATTGCATCCTCTATATCAATCTCTTTCTGCTGAAGAGAGATCTGAATGTTCTGCTCTAGGTAAGATTTATCCTTGTCCTCCATCTCTTTAACCACCTGCACACCAAAGTTGTACATAGGTAAGTCACTAAAAGATGATATCACCGACATGTTCTCTTGGCCGACAGCATTACTGTAAGCATTGAATATTACAGAATCTGGAGGCAGTATCTGAAGACACTTTACTACATCCTCGCAGACCTTCTTGTAAAGAACCATGGAGGCGTTTGTAATATCATATATCGCATTGTTGCCTGCAGCGATTGCATTCTGCTGAACACCAACTAATGTATCACCCTTCGGAGTGGAAGAGTCCATCATTTCATTCACTCCAGTCGCATCACGAATCATACGTAAGTAGTGATTGTAAAGACCGATTAACTCGTTTATGTTTCTGATAGTATTTCCTATCTCTCTTACTGGAGGGTTCTGGAATCCACCCTCTGGATTCTTACTCCTATAGTAAAACACACCAGTCTGTTCGTAGATATCATGCAGATCTAGTGGTTCAAGTTCACCACCCTTGCCTAGCTGTACATTCTCTAACCCCTCTATATCGATAATAAGTCCATCTGGCTTAGCCTTGGCAATCGCCTGCTGAATCTTCAAGTGAGTCAACTGTAGCATATCTGCAAAACCAGTGCAGCTGTCTACCATCGACTTCGGCATCATATTCCGAATATTGGTTGAGACAACAGAGTAAGACATCCTAGACTTCGATATGTCCTGGAGATTCTTAGGTGTGTTTTTGGTTCTTCCGTAATTAAATATCTTATTACAACCTAAAACAAAACTACCCCCATAGATAGTGGACACCTCCATTTTGTGAGGGTTTCTCTCGTACACACTCCCCTCCTTAGGTGTGTATTCAAATCCCTTCATGAACATATTGGTGTTACCAAACCTGTTCTCTTTTTCCTCGAAGTATATGCAATCCACTGAGACAAACTCAAAATCAAGTACGTCAACCATGTACTCATCGTACCCGTACTCATTTCGTTGAAGCTTATTGTTGTAGCTAGATGAGTTTAAGTAAGCGGCATTATTGCCATTCTTATTTCTTACGTTAGTAGCTATGTCCTTGAATTCACTCTCCTCAAACTCTCCAGCAGAAATTCTCTTTAGCTCCTGTATGGATATCCTCTTTATGTGACCCGCATAAATCAAGTCGTTAAAGTTAGGGTCCTCAGTGTAGCTATGTATGAAGTTTACGGGATCAACATACTCAGTCTTAATACCTTCATTAGGGTCATTGCTTCTCTTAGTGATAGCCATTCCTAAAGCAACAAGGTCGTTAACGCACCTCCTGAATATGCTGTCATTAAAATCATTCCAGGATAGCGTCATGTTAGTAGCTATCTGAGCAGCCACCTCCGCATCAGTCTTTACGTTAGTACCTAAGAATATCTCTGTCTCCTCCTCTGAATCTGGGAGATTCTCTGGGTCGATGTCCATAACCAAACCAGTCTTCTTCTTAAGCTCCATGAGCTGCTTTTTAGCAGCTACTTGCATCTCAATCCTCTTCTTATTTCTGTTCTTTTCAGACGAAGAAAGCGGATCAACGGCCTCTAAGTTAGGGTATGGATTTTTTGAAAGTATCTTGTTGACTACTACTCGAACGAACTTAGGCAATATAGGTACTGGGGTATAATCTAAGTTAAGTAGACCACCATCACCGTCATTTGGATCTAACGACCTAAGAAGCTTTTTGTATATGTTTGTGTCTTGTACGCCATTAGCGTAATCCCTGCTTCTCTCAAAAGTTGCCGTTCGTTTCCCATGTATGGAGTTTGCTTCGTCGCTTTTCCCCCATTGAGATTCTATCGCCTTAGCATACTGCAAACCATATTCATTGCTTTCCTTCTTCGAAGTTTCCGCCAACGGATCTGGAAAAGAAGTTCCCTTCTTCTTGCTGTATTGATTATTCATGTTTCTATTGCAATGTATGCGTATTTTGCAAATATAATAAATCCGTATTAGACCTTATATCTCCTGAAAAAGCGCTTGTCAGAGAAGTTAGATTTAGGTTTCTCTTTCTTTACTTTTTGAGCAGCGAGTAGGGCCAACCCAGAACTGATAGTTAAGTCAAACTTAGTTCGCTTGTCTATCTTATATCCTATCCAGTCTTCTAAGGTTCGGTTAAAATACATCTTTCCGATTTCACCAGTCTCTATGTTTACACCAACATGATCGTGAATGTAGCTTTCTATAGCGTGAGCATGAGACTGTATGACATCCTGCGAGTTAGATGGTATGCCTTTTGTTCTTACACTTACTGACGAGTTACCTGTTTTTAAATGATCGGGTCTATCCATAAGGTAACCATCGTAACCTCTTGATTCAAAGTACCTTGCAATGCCGTACTTATTGTTCTCTATAAGTAAAGGGTACCCATAAAAGAAAGCACACATTAAGACATCCTCGTAGAATATACTGGCAAGATCTGGACGTGATGCATACTCAGCCACGAACATGTTAGGGGGTGCATCCATGCTAAACTTATTGTACATATGAAGAGCACCTTTTGATCCCCTCCCATCAACCGTGGCGTCTAAATCGTAAGAGTCAACGCCACCACAGCCTATGTGAGCGTTCGGTGGGATAGGCTTACCCCTATTGTCAGACCTTTTATTCTTCAGATGATCTGGTGGAATCCAGGCAACTCTAAACCTACCATTAGGGTCTGGAGAGAAAGCCACCTCCTCGTCCTTTTTCCTCCATATAAAGTTACCCTGTATCACTGGGTTAGGGTATAGGTCGTCGTTACTTTCTATTTGTTGATAGATCTTACCTATGTTAAATAGACTACCCTCGATACTGTCTCTAAAGGCTTCGTCCTCCGTGAAAGGAAACTGCCTGATTATCTCATTAAGCTCAGAGGGATCATCCTTGAAGGACTTGCGTTCATTCTTCAGGTACGTCTTACTGCCTTGATCTACGATATCACCATCTATACCATGTATGTGTATGCCTTGAGAGGGATCCTCTATGATAGCATTTCCGTAAACATCAAAGAAGCCTTCTAAAGCCTCATAAGCTGGTATAAATATTCTGTATAGTCCAGACCTAGTCCTTCCATTGTTGTTTCTTTCTGAGGTGTCAGAATCAGCCCAGAGACCCTTGTACTCATCCCCTCCTTTACTCATTGGGTTAACCGTACTACCTACAAGCGCCTTACCTATGACCTTCTTACCTACAATCAAACAGGTTCTTTCAATTCTCCATGCCTCCCTGATGTCGGTAGGCTTCTCCCACTTGCCAGCCTCATCTAGGTACAGCATGTGAAGCTTCTCACCGTCATATGCGTTGTTAGTGGTGTTCTTCCAGTTTATAACTGAGTTCAATGCATCCCCACGCTGAGAGGTCTTATTGTTCTTTGTGATGCGCTTAGATGGCTCGCGAAATGCCAGCTCCATACGAGGGTTTGTGGTACCGTCCTGAATAGGCTTGAAGAAGAATGGGTAGCTACGAAATATCGCAACCACCTTCTTCATGAATATGTTTTCCTGAGAGTCCTTACCAGTCTTCGACTGTATGCCAAGAAGCTTCTCTTTAACTTGCGTAGCTTCATCAACGAGTACAGCAGAGCATATATTAGTGTAGCCAGAGCGACGGCACTTAGTATAAAGCTGACCGAAACAACGATGATCAGCTTCACAAGCAGCCATGTGAGTAAAGATTTCTCTTTGGAAATTAAGGTATGATGGGTATCCGATATCAATTTTAGACCATTGTAGAAACATATAATGTCTCCCTGTAATATACGTAGGCTCCCCATTATTGTAAAACCATACACCGTCACGCCTACGCTGAAACTCTTGTTCGATGTAAGAACGAAACTTTTTCCGAAACTCGGCAGGCTTTTCGAGCCACTCATCCATGCTGCGTATCCTTTGCAATTCTTGGGGCATAGGAATGCGCTCCCACATCTGCAACTCCTTTGCTTTGTCATGGAAGAGGATTTCAGATCGCTTCGGTTTCTTTGGTAGTACAACGAGTATCCCGTGGAGTTCGACATGCTCTCCCTCTGTACCGCTAGGGTCGATCTTAATCCCTTTAGTTTCATATCCTTCTACGTCAATTAAATTCATTTTGCTCATAAAAAAACTCATTGTAGTAACCGCCTATGTCGAACTTCATCGATGTATTTATCGTGTTCTTGTCTAGAGGTATAAAATTTGATTTTCTGCAAACTCTAAAATCAAAACTCACCCTACACTTGCCTGTTTGGTTTAGCTTATTTCCGTGATTTAAGTTGCAACCGTCCCACTTATAGAATTGCCCAGGAGAGCAAACCATTGGAGAAAAATCACCTTTATCTTCCTCTGATTCAACCCATATAGTATTGGTGTCAAAAGCCTCGGTCAAAGGCAAAAAATAATTATCCTCCTTTACTTTAACAGCCCAATCAACATCTCTGTAGTGCTTGTCTTTATGGAACTCGCCTACAGCTATATTGTTTTTAAGGCAAACCCTAAAAGTAGGTATAGATTGATACACGATGGGCTCATCATATAATGGGTAGATAACCTCAGATATAAACCTTCTGTATAAATCCTGAAAAGAAAATTCCCTAGCTAAAGAGTAAAACTCCTTGTGGTAACTAGTAGACTGATCGTTGTTTCTTTTAAAAAGATTAAACTGATCCGATATCAAAGACAAGTCATCTACTTTGAATCTCTTCTTTACTAAGCTTACAAAATCGTATTCCCCTAAGTTAAAATTAATTCTGTCCATATTTTTATGTCATTTTCCTGTACTTCCTTGATGTTCGATATAGAGTTGTTCGTAGTAGACATTTCCGTAGAAATACTAAATACAGCAGAGAAAGAGCTCTCGTGATTGTCCACAATCCAGTTATCTCCAAACCAAGTTTTTAGATCCTCTGGGATATCCACCCAGTTTTCTTTCCTTAAGAATATGCAGCACCCCCACCCATGGCCTATATTGCTACCTTCCGCAACCTTAATGCTATCATTATAGCCCTGATAACTCACTGGGTGAACACCCAAGCATGATGATGGGTGGTCCGACAGAAACCGTGTTGCCGTACTAAATACCTCGTCAACATCAAATGTGACGTCATCGTTTAATATGCATATGTTTTCATTCTTGCATTCATTGACGCCCAGGTTCCAAGCTGGATTTACGAATATGTTTTCGTCCTGTTCTAACAGCTTTATCTTTTTATTATCGAAAGAAAACCTTGAATCCTTGTCGTTATCTATAATAATGATCTCATCCACATAATTGCTATTATAAAGCCTATGTAACATTCCAAGGAGCCTCATTGATCTCCACATAGTGGGTATTACTACACTGAACATTTCTCTTCTAATTCTTTAATTTTCTTTTGAAGCTCCTTTGACTTTATCGTATCTGGATTATTCTTAAGCAGGATCTTATATGAGGCCACAGCGATGGGATAGAATCCGCACTTCTCAGCTGCAAGACCGTAATACCTCGGAAACATATCATTGGTGGCTTGCTCCATCTCAAATAGCTCCTTACTCTCTCCGAATACCTGGATGGACTTTACTGTCATGTCCCCATAAGTAAAAGCCAAGAAGTTCCTCCCATCCTTGATCAGTGCGCTCATGAGAGCAGATGGAGCCTCTTTCCTGTAAGGCATATACTCCCAAGCCTTAGATAAGGCTTCAATAACCTCGATCTTTGGTTTGTTCAACTCAATCATATTCAAAGCTATCCTATATAGGGAAAGATATACTTCCTCCCTGAATCCTCCCATTGATGATCTTTTCACGTAAGCCTCCATGGATTTCTCAGGCTCACCAGCATCCCCATAACACTGAGCTAGATAAAACCAGCTTCTAGTATTTTCAGGGTCTTTCAATAAATCCTCCTCTATAATCTTAGCATCATTTAAGTACTTCTCCTTCTCTGTAGGGAAGCGTTTAAGGGGGGAGGCATTGGCCTCAATAAATAGATTTGGAATTATCGCCTGATTAGAATTCTTGGGAATGACAATATGTTCATGCATGACCCCTTTATACCTCCAACCCATAGAGGAATCAACTATAAGGCATCTTTTGAACTTACTTGAATGTATCTTAAAGTAAGAGTGGTATGCTTGATACTTATCACTTAAGAAATTCATTGAGAAAGACTTCTCTGGAATGAATATATCATCCGCATCCATAAACATAACGTAATCCCCCTTGGTCTCTGCGATCTCTAGAGACTCATTCCTATTGTGAGAGAAGTCCACCCATGGGCGCTCGTGTATCTCTCCAGGAACTTTGAATCTGTTCTTCATCAGAGATTTAATCTTCTTGACGGTTTTATCCGTAGAACCTGTATCTATGATGACCCAGTAGTCGATATACTTATAGACGCTCTTCAGACATCTCTCGATATCCTTCTCTTCGTCCTTAACGATCATACTAAGACAGACTGTTGGTTTTTTCATTTCAATTAAATTAGTACACCAGACAGGGCTCGAACCTGTGACCGTCTGCTTAGAAGGCAGATGCTCTATCCAACTGAGCTACTGGTGCGAGTGCTCCCTCCAGGACTTGAACCTGGGACCTGCCGATTATGAGTCGGACGCTCTAACCAACTGAGCTAAGAGAGCTTAAAGTTTACCTTTAAGTCACATGCCGTATTGTTCTGATTATCAAAGTTATAGTCATCCCAATAGATAAGTCCGCTGGCTTCATTTTGAGAATCTTTCTGCGAATCCTCCTGAGTAGTCTTTGGCTTGTTCGATTTCCCCATTGTTGTTTAGTTCTTTAACCATTTGTTCTAGCCTCTGGCGCTCCACCAAAAGCTCTTTACAGTCAATAGCAGTTTGCTTTATGGATTGGAGCTCGGCCTTACGCGCAGATCCCCCCGCCTCAGGATCGACAGGCTTCTTCACCTCTTCGATCATATTGTTAATAGCCACCTCCATGCTCTGCATGAGTCTCCTGGCGGCGCTTACGGTAGTGAATTTAGACTTCGACATACAGTAGATCTTCTGCGCGGGTTCGGTAATACTCCTTGCCCTCAATGTTAACTCTATAATCCATGTTCTTTCGAAATCCTACTATGTCGCCCGCTTTAGCTCCTATCTCATTAATCCAAGGAGCCTCAAACGCGACACGACCTTTTGTGACAGGGACCTCTGATAGTTTAACCAATTCGATAGTGTCCGACTCCTGAACCTCCTCTTCTTCGACTGGCTCAAGAAGGCTCCAGCCCGCAAGAGGGCGTATATCGCCAGTGTGCTGATTTTTATAAGCAATAGCCTGATTATTAATAGTGTGCTCTGGATCAAAGCGAACAGTATAGTGATTAGGCTCTCCAGTAAGTGTCTGACCTTCGTTAAGCACCACGAGGTGATGGAAATAAAGAGTGTCCCCAACTTCAACCCCTGTATCGTGTTTAAAAGGCGCCGCAACAACGGGGCCTTCTTGGATTCTGTTTTCAAATTCGTTAAATTTAGTGTCTATAAAAAGCTCAAGACCTCCAGGGGTCGTGATCTTGTCATCAAGCTGTTTGTCTAGCTTGACGATAAATAAGTCGAATGTCCTCATCAATTAAAAATTCAAGTCAAACTCAAGCATACACGGCATCTCGTCTATGGATTTCCATAGCAGGGTGCCTTCATCGCTCTCAATATATACAAGATATCTCTTCTTGCCAAACTTATGCAGGTGATGGTCGTCTTCTAGTATAGCAGACACAACGCCTCGTCCAGCTTTCATGCCGATGTAGTAGGCCATGCCGTCTTTCGGTTCCTTGCCGACGACAATCTTTCTAATAAGTCCTTCCATATTAGTTTAGGGATATGCCCAAATCACCAAGGAGGTCGTCTAATGAATCATCTTCTTGATAAGCGCTATCCA